CATCCATGCTTACTTCCTTATGATCAGCTACCCGCAGAACAGAAGTCGAAATATTTTATATTTTGCGCTTTAGTTAGGCTGCTTAAACACGAAGAAGACATATAAAATGACGACATCGACAGAACCATTCAAGATAAGAGAAATAACTTTATTCGAGACAGATCCGGCAATGTCATTCGTGTTCGGGACTTGGCGTGATTCGGCCGTTGGGTTGCGGACAAGACGCATTGACGGAACGCCGATCGAAAACGTAGAGCTGGCTAGGCGCCGAGCACTGATCACGCCGATAGTAAACAACATATTGCAAGACGAGGACACGATTATCGACATAGCGGAGATGGCTTATGACGACGGAGAGGTGAAGGACGAATATGCGGGATTCATCGTGTATAGCTATCACATGAAGGTCATCTACTACATCTACGTGAAAAAGATGTTTCGCGGGATGGGACTCGGCAAGGCGCTACTGGAGCAGGCGTTCGACGGCGACCTGTGCGACATTGTGACCGCGTTCAAATCGAGGTCGGACGAGTGGACGGAGATCGCGGGAAAGCACGGGATGGTTTGCCGGGATGACGCGGTCTGATTTTTGTCGATTTTGTTCCACCTCGTGAATAAGTGAAAATCTACAGCGACGCTGCAGTCTGCTCGAGCAAAATGACAAAATGTCACATCGATTGAAAAAATGTCTTGACACCCACAGAAAGCGGGGTATTGAATGACCTGAATTGCAAAACAGTCCTACCCTCCCTACAGGAAGCCCGTACGCCGACCAGCATGCGACGTTACGGGCTTTCTGCTTTTTAGGAGCCTGAGTCACATGGAAATAGCCCCAAAGTGGTATCACAAAGGCTCTGAAAGCGACGCCGCCAACCTGATATCCTCCGAGGTAAGGCGGATCCTAGGTGACCTGTCAGGCCGTAGGGAGGATGACCGGCTCTATCTTGACATAATGTCAAATTGCGATCCCGTAGGTAACGACGGCACCGCCCAAGGCGAACAACTGCTAGCGGCGCCTGCGGTCGACGGTAGGGTTCGCTTCAACTTGATCCGCGCTTTCGTAAACACCCTTCGGTCGCATCTCGGGGCCACTGATCTATCGGTCAAGTGTGTGACCAACGGCGCCGAATGGAGCCAAATCAAGCGCGCGCACTACTTCGAATTGTTCATCGACTCGATTGCCGAAGATAACAAGCTCCATGAACTGGTCAAAGAGGTCTTCACCGACGCTGCAACCGTCCCCATAGGAGCGGTAAAACTGATCGCTGATGACGGGCGGATTAAGATCGAGCGCGTCCATCCAGAGGAGATCCTAGTAGACGTAGATGAGGGCTATTACGGCACTCCGCGTAACATGTACCAGATCAAAAATATGTCGCGGGAAGATCTGCTCGAGCTATTCCCAGACTCCGAGGACGTAATCGAGCGCGCGGACAAAGGCTCAATCAATGAGGCATTCTCCTGGTTGCCCGGCTGGTCACTAGGTACCGACCGCGTGCAGGTGGTAGAGGCGTGGCATTTGCCATACCGAAGGGGAGGTAAGTATCTCGGCGGCCGCCATATGATTGTTACCACTGCTGGCATATTGCTGGACGAAGACTATCCGATACCTACCTTTCCGATCATCGTCTACAGATGGGAAAAGCGACCGTTCGGTTTTTATGGTATGTCGGTAGCCGAGGATCTCCGTCTTGCTCATGAGACGGTCAGGTACTTCGACATCCGCGTGCAAGACGCGCTTTATAACATCTCGCGTATAAAGATAATAGCCGAAGACACAGCGAGGGTAGAGACCTTCGACGACGACCCGGCGAATGTCTACCTATACCCGGCCGGAAATAAACCCCCTCAGGTATTCGCGCCGTCCGTTATCCCGATCGAGCTGCTGCAGTTTCGTACCGCTACAATAATGGAGGCGCGCGATCAGGTCGGCATCAACGAAATGATGCAGAAGGGCGAAAAGCCTGCAGGGGTTACCGCCGCTATCGCTATGCGAGAATTGCAAGATATGTACTCGCAGCGATTCAAGGATAAGATCGAGGAAATTGAGTCCTTTTATCTGGACGTGGCTCGCGGCATTATACGGCTGGCGATTTGGATGGATTCGCGTGGCGAACTCCAGCCAGTGCGGGCAAAGATCACGAAGGGCCGACGCACCGAATCCCTGAACATAAAGTTCAAAGACATCAGCATGGACGATGAAGAGTACTGGCTCCAGATGGGCAAGTCTTCGTCGCTTCCGAAATCTACGGCCGCGCGTAAGCAGACCGTTCAGGACTGGCTTGACTCCGGGCTTATCGATCTGAACGAAGCGCGTGAACTGATGGGATTCCCCGATCTCGATCGGTTCACCGAAATGAAACTTTCCGCCTACCATGAGGCTCTCGATAAGATTGAGGAGATCATCGAGGAAGGCATATATACTACCCCAGAAGTGGTAGACGACTTAGCTTTACAGCATAAACTAGGTATACAGGCTTACCATCTTTATAGGCGCTTAAAGGTACCATACGAGCGATTAGAATTACTCATACAGTTGGCCAATGAGTCGCTTGACTTATTGACGTCGGCGGCCGCGTCGATGTCACAGCAACAATTCCAGACGGGAGTGACCGCCGCGCCACCAGTTGGGCAACGGCAACCAACCGCAGTACAACCACAGAACACAGAAAATCAGAACACAGAAAACCCGCAGCTACCAATGTAAATATATGGATACGCAGAAAACAGAAAATACTCAGACGACTAATAACACGGCTAATGCCGATGGTACTAAGGATATCCCTACACCACGTGAGAGCGCTATTCTAGAGGCGTTCAAAGCGTCAGATGAATCAGTAACGCGTAAGGTTCCGGTACCTACAGAAACCCAGAAAACAGAGAATACTGACAGTAAAAAGGGTGACGATTCGACCGTCAAGCTCAGACAGCAAGCCATAGAAATGGCGCGAATGTCACGCAAAATGCGCGAGCTTACCGAAGCGGTAAACAAGCGAGAGCAGTCCATCGCGGAGTTCGAGCGGATCAAAGAAAAGCTTCGCGACACGAACGCGGATCCCGGTGAACAAGCGGAAATCCTACGACGGCTTGGCTTAGACCTCACAGAATATACCGACCGGACTCTGAAACGCGGTGTAAAACCAAAGACGCCTGAAGAGATCAAGCTTTCCGAGATCGAGAAAAAGATCGCGGACAGGGAACTCAAAGAAAAAGAACTGGCCGGTAAAGAAGCGGAACGGCAGCAATCCGAAAAGATAAAATACGAAATGGCCGTCACGCGAGATCGGGTAAAGGCGGCCGCAGGGACATACCCGCTACTATCCGCCATGGAGCAATCTCACCTGATCGTCAACGAGGCGTATCGGCGCGAGCGCGCTGGCGAACTGACTCCGGATGACACTTTCGAGTCAATCGCGGAGTATACTGAAAATCAACTACGCACCGGTCTTCGCCAAAGCCTCAAGACGCTCAAGGCCGCAGGTCTATTGGATAGCATCCTATCAGAGCTTGGAGATGCGAAAGACGAAAAGGATACTAAAGAACCTCCGGCAAGAAAAGCATCTACAACCCTAAGCAACTCAAATCAAACACAAGCGAAAAAACAAATCGACAGATCAAAACTCACGGATTATGAGCGAAAAAGGCTCGCCGTGGCGGAAGCTTTTGAGGTGTCACTAGACGAATGATCGTCCATACACTTACTCAGATCGGGCAGGTCCGCGCCACAGACAACCCAAACAAGCGGATAAAAAGGTTAAAAAAAATGAAATTTGGAGAGTCTAAATGGGCGCTATTACTTCTGCTAATCTGGCCGCTTATCTCAAGCGGTATTACGTTAAGGACGGTAAATTCCTAAGTCTGTTCCTCAAAGATTCCGCCTTCCTAGGGGCGATTGATAAGGACGAGAAAGCGGGCGGAGAGGTCTGCCGAACGCCGATCAACTATCTGCCCCCTGGAGGCGGAGGAAACACCTACTCTACAGCTGTAGCGAATCATACACCCGGCAAGTACGACAAATTCGATTTCGGTTGGGTAAACAAGTACCAACCGATCTACATCACCGACGATGCTATCCGCGATTCGCGTGGCGATGCAATGGCGATTGCCAGCGTAATCGATACCGAGGTGGACGGGGCGATGATGAATCACCGGGCCGCGATCAGTGCGGCGATCCAGGTAGGTCCTGGAAACATGCTTGGTCAGTGCGCGAGTGGTGCCACAGGCACAACGATCACGCTGTCTCGAAAGAGCGACGTGATCAAATTCAAGGTGGGCGATATCGTCGTTGCATGTTCGGCAAACGGCGACGCCTCCGGCGATACCCAACGTACGGGCAGCCAAACGCTTACCGCCGTTGACTATGTCGCTGGAACGTTAACGGGCGGATCGAATTGGAACTCGGCGATCACCTCGTTCGCGAACAACGATTACCTGTTTCTGTCTGGATCATTCAAAGGTAACGTCGCCGGGGTTGCTGGATGGGTTCCCTTGACGGCTCCTACGAGCGGTGATTCGTTCGGTGGCGTTGATCGCAGCGCTTACCCGCAACTGCTTGCGGGAAGCGTCTACGACGGCTCTGGTGAGACCCACAGAACCGCGCTAAACTCCGCTTGCGCTCATATGCAGCACATGGGCGGAGCCGTACCGACGCACTATTTCTGCAATCCGCTCGACCTGGTCACCCTAGTCAACGCGGCAGAAACGGCGCAAGGCGCTACCACGATTCCGGCGAAAGGGCCTGGAGGTAGGGTTCTAGACGTCGGCTATGCTGCGATCAACCTCGCCTGTGCAGCTGGCGTCATCAAGGTCGTTTCGGATCGGTGGATTCCGCAGGGGTATCCGTTCCTAACCGACCTATCAAGCTGGTTCCTCAAGAGCGTAGGCCCTCTGTTGGAGCTTCAAAACTTCGACGGGCTGACGTTCCGCCGTGCGGTCGTCGCCAATGGCGATAGTTGGGAAGCTATGATCAAGACTCGCTATGGCCTATCTTGCAATCGTCCGTTCGCTAGCTGCCGAATCAAGTTGGCCACCACGTAATAGCTGATGTAACTATGTTACCCCCTCTCCGGAGGGGGTACATATCATCACTAAAAAGTGTAAAAAGGAATAGGAGATATAAAATGCAAGATCGTGAAATGTTTCTACTGAAGGCCGCCTACAACGGTCTACAGGCATATCCAGGGCGATTCTATCCTAATGGGTCGTCTAACCCCACCACCGTTGCCGGTTGCGTAAAATCGGTGACTAGGACCGGGACTGGGGCATGGACCGTAACGCTACAAGACTGGCTCAAAGGGTCAGCCTTTGCAGTGGTGTCGATCGTCAAAGGGATCCCGCGCTACAGCGCATTGACCGCCACTGAGTGGCAAGTCCTCGCCGTCGATCTGTCCGTACCGTCGATCAGCATAGCGGCCTATACGACATCGTCTGGCGCGGCCGTAGACATTGCCGCAAACGCTGCGAATATGATCGACTTCGTGCTCCTGCTTAAGCAAAAAGGTCTGAAGGACGGGAGTGCGTACTAATGGCTAAGCAAAGCAAAGGCGTAGCCCTCCTACTCGGGATCGGCAAGCCGCAAGGCGAGGATTCCGAAGATGACGATCAACCGATTGACGCGGGAAGGGAATCAGCCGCAAGCCTGATCCTCGATGCGATAAAGGCGGATGATCCAGCGATGCTGGCCGACGCACTGTCTGATTTTCTATCAATGTAAGGAGAACGTCGCATGAGAACACGGACTCTAACCAACTTAACGGCGGACGTCCGCTTCTACTCTGGGCTAGGTAGCTCACAGGCGGTTACTGATGCCCAGATAATGCGACTACTTAATGAATCGGTCGTTCAGAGCGCGTCTCTGCTATCCGGGTTATCGGACGAACGATATTTGTCGAAAAGCGTCACGTCCACTCTGACGGCGGGTTCCACGTCGGTATCATTTGGTACCGACTGCTTTAAGCCGGAACGGGTATCATGGGTGGATGCGGACGGACAGGAATATCCGATTAGGCGCGCTTCGGCCGACGAATATGCTAACATCGATACCATCGCTGCCGGGTGGGACGACCGCGAGCCAGTGTTTTTCTTCATGGGTGACCATATCGAGATCTACCCCAAGTGCACGTCGAATAAGACGATCAAGATATATTACCAGTCCTATCTAATGGGTTGCTACAACACTGGCGGTAACGCAATCCAAGAGTTTACCACCGGCACCGATTACCTAGACGGCCGACTCGGGCTTGACGACTGGGTCGTTATGAACGCGTCGATCAAGGTGAGGGTGGCACAAGAACTTGACATAAAAGACCTCGCGTTTTTGAAGGTCGATTTGCAGCAAGCAATCATTAAATCACTGGCTAACCGAGCGCCGGATTCGCCGAGAAGGTTACCAAGATCAAAATATATCGATTTAACCTATAAGATTTATTAATGTTTTTCGATATCCACAAAAGGCCTCCGGCGCGCAACCTCGAAGAGATAGAAAAAAAATTCGAGGACTTGTATAACGCTATTAGGAACGGTGAAATCGCCATGGGTGGAAACTTACAAGGGCCGCAAGGCTTTCAAGGGGCGCAAGGGCCGCAAGGCAGCTCTGGAGGTCCGCAAGGATATCAAGGGACTCAGGGAACGCAAGGAGCGCAAGGAGCGCAGGGAGTCCAGGGAGCAGGCTCGCAAGGTGCCGGATATGCGGCGACGTCGACCACTTCGCTCACTATCGGAACGGGTAGTAAGAGTTTTACCACGCAAGCCGGACTGGCCTATCTCGTTGGAATGAGAGTGCGGGCCACAAGCGCGAGCGGCACCACGAATTTCATGGAGGGATTGGTAACCTCCTATTCGTCAACGACGCTAGTCGTCAATATGGATTACACGTCCGGTTCAGGAACTAAGACCGACTGGAATCTCGGGCTCACCGGACAGGTGGGAACGCAGGGGTACCAGGGAACGCAAGGTTTTCAAGGAACCCAGGGTACGCAAGGTTTTCAAGGGACGGCTGGCGGCGCAGGCACGCAGGGCAACCAGGGCAACCAGGGCAACCAGGGTTACCAGGGCAACCAGGGTAATGTGGGCGGCGCAGGCACGCAGGGCAACCAGGGCAACCAGGGCAACCAGGGTTACCAGGGATTCCAAGGGTTCCAAGGTGGAACCGGACTCACCGGCTCACAGGGGAATCAGGGATACCAGGGTGCCCAAGGGCCACAAGGCAATCAGGGAGTCACCGGCACCGGGCTACAGGGACCACAGGGCACTCAGGGAGTGCAGGGACCCCAGGGTCTACAGGGACATGTAGGAGATGAAGGCGACAAGGGCGACACCGGAAGCCAGGGATATCAAGGGTACCAAGGGCCACAAGGCGCGACTGGCTCGAAGGGCGACACCGGGGACACCGGTTTGCAAGGTCCACAAGGGTATCAGGGAATCCAGGGAGCCGGGGAACAAGGCGCACAAGGCGGACAGGGGCCACAAGGCAACCAGGGCTACCAAGGCCCCGCCGGTGCCGATGGATACCAGGGAATCGATGGAGAGCAAGGGCCGCAAGGATACCAAGGGCCGCAGGGGTTACAGGGCCAGACAGGTAGTGGGTCTCAGGGACCGCAAGGTTACCAAGGCTATCAAGGTGCTTATGGAGGGCCACAAGGAGAACAAGGAGAACAAGGGCCGCAGGGGGAACAAGGAGGCGGAGGTTCCACGTGGTCGGAGGCGACGTCCATCATATGCGGGTGCAAGGTTCGAATAAACGGAGGAGACAATACCAAGTTTGATATCTACAGCGGAAGCGATCCTACGAACAAGATCATGTTCGTCGACAACTTTACGAATCCAGACGATCCGCCCGTTGTAACTATTCGCGAGTTCTCGGACATGATCGGGATCACCGATACTGAGATAGCGAATTCTTCGCTTACGTTCATCGCGCTAACAGACAGCGACCCACCTACGGTCGCGCAACGATCTGGTCCGGACTTTTGGACGCCGGACGAATACGCCATATATGCCCATATCGGGAATACGGTCCACTCGAACCGAACAACCATCAATGCCGTTTCGAACTATCCGACCTCCGAAGGGCAGCTTGCTACTCAACTGACTCAGTTTTGGACTTGGTTAGGTAGACAAAATGATTATGGCAACATCTACTCGGCTGGCTCAAGCGGGCTACGCTTGGCCAAATCCATCGGACGTGTTTGGGGCAAAGGGATCAATTTTCATGGATCCGATGGAAAAGTCAATCCGCATATGCCGATCATCGCGGCAAGCGGCGCGAACTACTATTTCAAATACGCGCTTACCAATGGATCCGGAGATTGGACAGACAGTTCATATACTCTGTACATCGACCCCAATAATTACGACACCCTAACAGGGATTACTAATGTAGGGTCCGGTAAATGGACTGTTCAGTATATATACCTTATACCGGACTTTTCTTTTACATACGTCGCCTATGGACAGGTAGAATACGATTCGAAAGAAGACGCGTTGCTGCATTATACCGACGGGTTTGTCGAAGACCCAAATCTGAGTTGGGGCATTTTCCGTGGATGGTTGATAATTCAGCAAGGCGCCACTGACTTTAGCAACGCTCAATTTGTCAATGCCCCCCGTGGCGGTCTTTCCGCGATTATTACTGGCGGCGGCGGAATACAAGGACCACAAGGAGTACAAGGAGCACAAGGACCTCAAGGGTTTATCGGTGACACTGGACCGCAAGGAAATACCGGAAGTCAAGGGAATACCGGAAGTCAAGGCCCGCAAGGGTACCAAGGAAGCATAGGAGATAGCGGAGATCCTGGACCACAAGGGTACCAAGGGCTAAGGGGCTATCAGGGCTATCAGGGATATCAGGGATATCAGGGGACACAAGGAGTTGCTGGTGATGCCGGTTCTCAGGGAGCGCAGGGCAATACCGGAGGAGCCGGACCTCAGGGGTACCAAGGATATCAAGGTAGCGCTGGCGGTACTGGGCCACAAGGGAATCAGGGAGACGTCGGTGGCGCTGGCCCGCAAGGTTATCAAGGAAATGCTGGCGGCACTGGGCCACAAGGGAATCAGGGATATCAAGGAACAGCGGGAGGGGCTGGGCCACAGGGTTACCAAGGGTATCAGGGAAATGCCGGAAACAACGGCGCGCAGGGTTACCAAGGATATCAAGGAACAGCGGGCGCTGGATATATTGCCACGTCTAGCTCATCACTGTTGGTAGAAGGTTACGTTGAAAAGACATTTACGGTACAGGCCGGGCTCGCATATTTAGCTGGCGCTCGCGCGAAGGCGACCGTTCAGGGTGACAACTACACGTTCATGGGAGGTATAGTCAGCTCATATTCTGGAACGAGCCTAGTAATATATATCGACGAATGGGGCGGAACCGGCACTTACAATGCATGGAATATAAACGTGTCTGGCACTCCCGGACCAGCAGCGAAAAAATACTATGTTACGTCTGTATCGTCTAGGACCATAGCGACTGGTTCTTTAACCATGACGGTATCTGATACTGTATCTAATGTAGCGTATGTCACTGGCAGTCTGGTAAGGATAATAAATAGCGCCACCAACTGGATGGAGGGGAACATCACCGGCTGGACCACTGACCAGATGACGGTCAACGTAGTCCGCACTGGCGGTAGCGGCACATATGCTAGCTGGACGATCAGCGTAGCTGGCGAACAAGGTGCTCAAGGTAATCAGGGGTATCAAGGCGCTAGCGGAGGCGGATACGCGCCAGAATACAGGATTCAAGGCGCACAATGGTCTCTAACGCAGGCAAGTGGATTGCAAAACGTGCCAGGCTTTACGACTTCAGTTCTGACCAATAACGCCACGTACGAATGGGAAGCCGTAATTGGATCGCAAAAAACGGCCGGATCGCAAGGAATACAGTGGTGTCCTCAATGCAATGTCGCTGGTGGATCGGTTGCCGGGATAGCACGCGGAAGTCAAGGGGCTCAAGGGGCGACTAGCGCTCCAGTTAATCACTGGCTTATTACTACGTTGGGATTACAGGGACATCAAAACAATATGGCGGCTGGATTAGGCGAAATGTTTATGAAAGGGATATTCATCGCCCCTTCTACCGGATCGCCGCAGTTTATGATTCAGTGCAAATGTTTGCAGTCAAGCCAAACCGCATACGTGAAACCAAACTCGTATCTGAAAATACAAAGGATATCATAATGGGTACTGCCGTAGAGGTAATAGCTGGAATAGATATAGTAGATAAAGAAGGCGAGACCGTTCCTACGTTTTTGTTCACGGCGGACAAAAATCATATGTACCGCATTACGGCCTCTATTGTATTAGGTCAGCCGACAGAAAGCGCGCATATATCGGCGAATCTAACCACGGAGTTCACCGAGGTTGCAATTATATCTTTACATGGGATAAAGCGAGACATAGGGCAAACATTAGTTATTTCGCCCATCGACGGCGATGTCTACGCGTGGGCGAACTCCGAGGATTATACGCAGTTTACGAAATATCGTCTTAGGGTATTAGTAGAAGAAATCAAAACATGACCCAAAAAGTTTCTATATTTACTCCGACAAATAACAGCAGCTATCTACCAGAGATCTATAAGTCGATCAAAGATCAACCATTTCATGAGTGGATCATTGTCTACAACAACGGCGGAGTTCCGATAGAGTTCGACGATCCGAGGGTAATCGAACACGTCGCTTGGAATGCCCCTGAATATGTCGGCGCTATGAAAGCGGAGTGCTGCAAGCTGGCTACGGGGGATGTGCTACTCGAACTCGATCATGATGATTTGCTAATGCCAACTGCTATAGAGGATGTGCAAAATGCTTTCGAAGATCCGAAGATCGGTTTTGCTTATTCAAATACGATTCATGCTATGGGTGATTTCACGCCAGTGCAACGCTTCGATGAACGGTACGGATGGAAATTCCGCGAGGTAGAGGCGTTCGGCCATAAGTTAGATGAGCACATATCTTTCGAGCCGACTCCTGAAAGCATAAGCCGTATTTGGTTCGCCCCGAATCATCTTCGCGCTTTTCGCCGTTCGGTTTACGAGAAGATAGGCGGCTATAATGTCGGTATGCGGATCCTCGATGATATGGAACTTATGTGCAGGATGTACCTAGAAACCAAGTTTCAGCACATAGATAAGGGTCTTTACGTTTACCGCGTCCATGGCGGCAATACATGGCTTAGGTTTAATCAGGAGATCCAGGATAATGTCTATCGAATCTATGACGACTTCATTGAGGTCTTAGTAGATAGATGGACCACGATGAACGGCTATCGCAAAATCGAGCTTGGGGGGCGGCTGACGGCCGCTAAGGGCTATGAGACGGTCGACTTGAAGGGCGCCGATATCAATACCGATCTCGATAACGATTGGCCGCTTGAGGACTCGTCAGTAGGCGTGATTCGCGCGATGGACGTATTCGAACACCTTAAAGATCCAATCCATACAATGAGAGAGTGCAGTAGAGTCCTCGTTCCCGGAGGATGGATAATCTGCCAGGTGCCTAGCACGGATGGGCGAGGGGCGTTTCAAGACCCTACGCATAAGACCTTCTGGAATCAGAATAGCTTCTTTTATTATACTCGAAAGAGCCACGCAAAATACATAGATACACCCGTTCGGTTCCAAGCGCCTAGACTATATACCACCGAAAAGAATGCGGACGGTGTTTGCTGGACGGTCGCTCACCTGATCAACTGCAAAGACGGCTATCGCCCATGCGGGCTATTGGAGATCTGATCATGCCACTCGAAAAGCGCTACATGGAGATACAGCTTGGAGTAGCCGGAGAGCAAGAAGGGACGGACGACACCTTCAAGCAAGCGCCAGCGCTTGACGACTCGCTGAATGTGCAGATCATCAAAGGCGGTGCTCTAGAGAGACGGGTGGGATACAAACAACAATTTTCCATTTCATGGTCTTCATTATACCATGGACTGACTATGCTAATGAGGGTAGCACACCGACGCATCCTGTTTTGGGACGACGGCTGGAATACTGAGCAATATAACGTTACCGAAACCTCCGGAACAGAGATAAGCACGGGTTGCCCTTCCACGATAACTAGCGAGCATGTATTGATATCGGATAAGTTTGAAGATTATGACTACGGTGACTGCTGTTACTACAATAACCATATATACATATGCTATACCGAATGCAATCGGGCTACTAGTGACTGGGGCGGATATCGTTATTACGCCGTGTTTAAAGAAGACGACCTTATGCGGGTTAACGATGGTTCCATAGCTTCTGGTGTCGCCAATCACCTGGCGCGCACTAGAGTAGTGGCTGCTGGCGGAAAGATATTCTTCATATATGCGAAATCAGGAGGGGGGCTATACTATCGAATTATGAGTTCTCTTCCTAACGGGAGCTTAGGGACGGAAACACGCATAGGATCATTCACGATAAATTCGACCAACTATGACGGATGGGACATATGTGCGTACGGTGACTATATCTGGATTGTCTACTATAACTCGTCTAACTCTGTGAGCATTTGTTATATAGATTCCAACGGAACGATTGTACAGGCTCTTACGTATAGTGGGTACCCAGTGCCTGATTCGTCAAGGATGGCATCATATCCGGCCATTACCGTATCTCATAGCAGAGAAAGTACCGATCCGGCAAGCGCCAAGGTGGCTCTGACTTATGGCCCATCCGGTACCAATAACCAGGTAGTAAATGTAATCTATCAGGCGAACCTAGGTTCTGTTATAGGAGCCGGTACCGACTATTACGGTTCGGGAGTTAATAATTTTTTTACTAGCCTAAGCTCTGGATGGATCACATACAGCGGTACGTTATATTGCATAGTAAGATTTTCCTCAAAATATACCGTGGATCCATGGACCGTAAATATGTGTCCCATGATGATTTGCAGCTTCTTGGCGACAGACGGCTCTCTACATACAGACAACTATTATTATGGATATGCCGCCCGATCGAAGCTGGCTCCATTTTATGGCTATTCGTTTGGTACAATTTCCATATGGTACAATGACCCTGCGAATGTTAACGAGCTAATGGGTATATGGCAGAGATATTATAACTCCATATCGATTTGCGCGTCTTTTAATCAACCCCTTACGCCAAATGGTTATCCACTATTATATAATGCACCAGTAGATAACCATATAGCATCGATCGCTATAAATGCCAATGGAAAACTGTACTGGTTAGAAACAGTAAAGTTATTCCAAGTAAAATATAGCGGGACGCCCTTATATCGCAATGGAATAATCCTAAATAGCATTGAAGCGAACGATTACCTGCAAAAACTGCAACACCCGTCATCCTTAGTCGATGGCATAGCAATACCGGGATCGTTCCCCATACTGATCCATAATGGAATACCCGTGGAGCTAGGAGGTACCCCTTCGTCTCCAATAATGCCGAGACCGCCAGATATCTACGGGGCGGGTAGCCTGACCACGGGCACGTATTATTATAAGTTTGCATATCGCACATTAGCGGGTGGTCTATCTTGGATATCGAAGACAAGCGAACCGGTAAAGGCGGAGATAACCAGCGAGAACGGGTCTTGTAATCTTTATGTTCCATCATGCATGTACAACGGATATGGGCCAGATCAATACAAGCTTGAAATATACCGGACATTGGTGAACGGCTCGGTATACCATAAGCTGTCCTTTGATAACCGGCCATACGGCGATCAATGGGACGACGATGAGTCTGACGCTACAATTGAAGAAAACCCCGTGCTTTATACTACCGGAGGGATAGTCGAGAATTTTCAGTGCCCTCCATGTACATGCATGGCGGAACACCAAAATCGCCTATGGGTAGCTCATATGGTTACCGGGGATATCTACTACTCCAAGAGAAAGTTTCAGAATGAGGGTTACTCATTCTCGCAATATCTTATTCTGGACGCTCCCAAAAAGATGGTGGCGAAAAATATCGTTAGCCTATCCTATTACCATCTGATTCTGTTCTATCCGTCAGAAACTTATTTTGTCCTCGGAGAAGGGCCGAACGACCAAGGACTAGGAGGTAGTTACACCGTACAACAACTATCAAACAAGGTCGGACTACGGAGTATCCATTCGGCGATTCGAGCGTCAGACGGGCTTTATTTCGGCGGAGATGAAGGAATATATAAGGTCGATCTCGGGTTATCGGCGCCACTTCTGATTAGTGATGGTATACGCGATACATATCAAACGAAGCGCGATATGATTGTAGGCGCTACCGAGATATCAAAGACCGGTGATATCAGGTGGGTGTGTTCTGATGGGACGATGCTTGTCTACAACCAGAGGTTCAATGCGTGGACCACATGGTCAACTCTCACTGAATCAGGATATGTCGCTACCAATAGCTATAGCGACGGCTCGAACCATCTAGTAAGCACGGCGAAAGAGTCGACGAAAGCGGGCAAAGAAATAGCTAGTGACGATACATACTATAAAGATGATCAGGGTGCTATTTATACAAGCTCGTTTACGACTCCATGGATCGATCTGGCGGGCATAGTCGGTTATCAGCGAGTCTGGAAGGCGCTACTGTTCGTCGAAAAAGGTTCGGACTCCGATCAGATAAACTTTACAGTAACGATCTATACTGATTACAAGACGACCGAAGGCGGCCTTACTCAGACGATCAGCATTACGGACTCGCAAATTCACAACGTAAAGCCACTGATCCTAGAACTAGGGATAGCGAATCAGCGATGCACGGCGATCAAATTCAAGGTAGTGGCTGACAGCTCATCGTATTCGGTAGGAGTACGAGTTAAGTTTAAAGCGATGCGGCTTGAATACGGAATATTACCGACCGCAGCAAAAACCCCTAGGCTGAATGCATGAGGATAACATGGCAAGTTTTTTAGAGAACATTCTAAACCCAATAAAGAAGACAATCGGTGACCCACTAGGAATCATCAGCGGTATAACGTCCAAGGGTGTAACCGAGGAAACCGATCCGATAGACAACTACCAAAGGTATGTCGATGCCCTTAATCTTGAAGAAGCCACAAAGAGGGGAGATGCGTTTAAGGGATTTACTCCGCCACCGACTACTCAAGATCTGTACAATGCGATGCTCAATGGGGTGTCGCCAGACGAGTTCATCATTGACTGGGCGATGAAAGCAGGAACGGCGGATGCGGCGGCCATGAGCAGTGATCCGTATTATCAAATGCAAGGGATCACGGACAGGATGCTTAATGGAGCCTATCCGACGTTTACCGCTCAAGCGACGGCTATGCCAAGCGTCGACAAGACGCTATACACTCCTCCCGTCATTGACACGTCTGGGATGGCGACCGGAACGAACATGGCGACGTCTGCTTATAACACGGCCATGGGTGCACTTAGCGGGATACCTGACACGTACAAGAACTCAGTCGGATATCTACAGTCAGTGCCGAACTCGTATAATCTGGCAAACAATATGATTAGTAATGTAAATCAGTCTGGCCAGATGGGGACAAACTTTCTCAACGCCGTGCCAGGCGCTTACAACACGTCGATGGACTTCCTTTCTAACGTGAATGTCCAAGGGCAGCAAGCGAATCAATTCCTAGGTCAGGTGAGCACGGCGGGCGACGCGGCGTACCAAGCTATTGCGCAGGCGAATCAGGCAGCTCAATATGCATACCAAGAATTAGCGCAGGTAGACCCGGCCGCAGCGCAGGCATACGCACAGATAGATCAAGCGAACCGCGCGGCTGGCGTAGGTATGGATTACCTGGCGCAAGTACAGAATTCATATGACCGGGCTAATGAAGCTCTGGATCTCGCCAGCGAAGCGAGATATGCGCAGGAGCACGCGCTAAGCCTATCGCAAGCGGCCGCCGAAGGTAATGCGCCGTCTGCTGCCGAAATGCTAATGAAAGCCGGTCTCCAGACCGCGCAGAAAAACGCATTGGCTACGGCGGCTAGCGCTCGCGGCGGAATCGGCGCGGAAATGATCGCGCGGAATGCGGCGATCGGACAAAACGCGGAATTGGCCCAAGATGTAGCGGTCCAACAAGCGGCCCTTCGCGCTCAAGAGATGGCAGTAGCGCGTGGTGAATACAACGCCGCGTCGCAACAACTGCGAGCCGGTGACATCGCGCAAGCGCAGGGCAACGTCAATGCTGGCGGATTGCTAACCAACGCTGGCCAGGTGGCGGCCAATCTAGGCCAGGTGTACAACACTGGCGGCCAAGTGGCAGTTGGGATCGGTAACATGTACACGAACGCTGCGAACGCGGCTACTAATATCGGAAACATGTACAACAACTCCGGTCAAGTCGCGGTCGGTATTGGCAATATGTATACTGGTGCGGCGAACGCTAGCGCTAACGTCGGAAACATGTACACCGGTGCGGCGAACGCTGCGACGAACGCAGGCGGCCTGCTAGTGGCTGGCGCGAACGCGGCAACTAGTCAGGGTAACATGTATACCAATGCCGGGAACGCGTACGTGAATGCCGGGAACATGATGACTGGAGCGTCGCTCGCGAACACGGCCGCAGGCAACATGATGATCGGAAGTTCGAACGCTGCGACGAACGCGGCCGGTATTGGGATCAACCTCTCCGATCAAGCGCGGCAAGTCGCCACGCAAAACGCGATAAATCAACTAAACGCGAACAAGGCATATGCTGACGCCGTTTACAACACGAATGCCCTTACGGCCACACTTGGGACCGACATAAACAAGTTCAATGCCGGGCAGCAAACCGGGGCATACAATGAGGCGATGAACAAAGCCGTACAGACGATAATGAATAGAGCTGCTATCTCTGAATCAGATCGCGACGCTGAGTTGGCAGCCGCTGAACTAAGAGCGAGGGCTATGGGTATCACTACCGGATATACCCAGACCGAACGCGCGGCCGCGACGAAGAAACAAGCCGGATGGATTCAATCACTAGGCACTCTGTTCGGTGGAGCTACAGGAAGCACGGACATTAAGCCGGTATAATGCATAACGGAGAATAAACATGCTAAATGGACTAATCGTAACCGGATCAACCCCTGACACGATCACCGTCGTAGGCCCAGACGGCGCCGAAAGGACGCTCGCGCGGGCGAGCTTAGATCCTGATGTAGAGCAAGAACTGTCAGCTCGTGCCGGTCTACCGGACAACCCGAGTCTGACCAGACCTATGATCGGATCTACTTCGAACGAGGGGATACCGCAGATAGGCGCCCCACCTATCGCGCCAAACCCGCAGGCGATGATCAGGATACCAACGTCGGCTCGAACGCCAATGGCTCAACCATCCCGTCGCTCCATACCTCCAGCCATGATGGACGAATCGTTGCCGGATATGCCAGCGGCGCCTATGCCCCAAGGACCAATGACGGTGTCGGCTCCTACCATATCTCCCGAGGATAACGAAATGGTCGCTAATCCAGAGCCTTTGGCGATCCAACCGCAGGCAGCCAGACGTGCGCCAACCCGGCAGTCAACGGCACTAGGGCAACGGTCTGGATCGGGTATAGGCGGAGTATCTACCTATAAGCAGACCCCGACTACATTCGAGGGTCTTGAAGCCGAAGTGCAACGCACCATGGAGGACGTCGCCGAGATCAAGCAACGCGGCATGGAGGATCAGGCTTATATAGAAGCCAAGAGAGGTCTTCTCGCACAGGATCGCGCGGCCGAGCAGGACCGGTACCTAGGACAAATCACCGACCTAGCGCAACGACAACGCGACTCTGTTATACGCGACGCGGCAAATATCGATGCATTAGAAAAAGAATTTCGCGACACGCCGATTACAGACTTCTGGGCCAGCCGAGGTACTGGCGCCAAGGTGATGGCTACCATCGGAGTAGCCTTGGGTGCCTATGCGTCTACGGTGACCGGCACGCCGAACCAAGCACTTCAAATCGTGAATCAAGCGATCCAAAATGATCTGGATCTCCAACGGATGAGACTGCAAAAACAACGGCTAAGCATTGAAGACGCGAAAGGATCGCTCGCGCGTACTCGACAGATGTTCTCGGACGAAGGGGTTGCGATGAACGTCGCTCACGTGGTAGCGGAACAGAAAGTGTCGAGCTACCTAGATGAAATAGCGGCAGAGTCTAAATCCGCAGCATACGCGCAGAATGCATTGGAAATCGGCGCGCAGTTGAAAGCGGACATCGCAGCGAGGAAAGAACAGATTTATGTCGCGCAACAGCAAGCGCTGGCTCAATCGACCAAGTCACAGATGTCCGCGAGCGCCAAAGCGCTACAAGATCAATTCGTAACTGCTCAGCAAAAAGCCGGTATAACCACACCGGAGGAAGTGACTCGACAAAAGGCGTGGGATCGCGCGGTCAACATTGGAAGCGAGCAGTATATTGCTCCTAGACCTAGTGAAGCAGGAGAAGCGCGGACGGCAATTATAAGTTTGCAGCAATTTATCAAAAACACCGATGAAATAGCGCAGTACCTCGACAAGTCGACGACATTAGATAGATTCGGTAATAAGATCTATACTGGAGCCGAGGGTGCGCGCGCTCAAGCTCTGGTAGATCAGGCCATCATGAACAGGGCGAAAGTTTACGACCCTACCGGTCGCGTGACTGAAGCTGATATGGAAATAGGAAGAGAACTGTTTGGAAACCCAGCTACCGAATGGCGAAATCCTGACGCGATGAAAGCTAAGTTAATCGCGGAACGGAAAGCAGCAGAAGACCGGATCCGGACAATGACTTCGAATTTCCTACGGGTCACCGGGGGTCGACAGAATACACAACCGATTCGGGTAGGCGCTCCAGTCTTCCCAACGGAATAAAAATGCGAATAAATGTAATAAAGGCTGATGGAACGATTGGAAGCGTCGAGGATAGCGAACTCACCGACGCAATAAACCAAGGTGTCGTCAAGCGTAAAGCGACCGATCAGGACATGGCGCCCCTGATCGAGCAACGGAAGTACGGCACGCCGATCGAGCAACTCAAGACCGGGTTGGAGGCTGCTGCGTCGGGCGCCACATTCGGCCTATCGCGCAAGGCAGAGGAAATGATGGGTGTAGAGCCCGAAGTCATGGCGGCTCGCGCGCGCGCTAACCCCACGACGGCGGCCGTTGGCGAGGTTGCCGGTACGATTGCCCCGTTGCTCGTTCCGCAGATAGGCCTAGGGAAGCTCGCCATGGGTCTTCCGGCGGCCATGGCGGCCAGGGGCGCTACCACGTTGGGTGAGACTGCCGCAGGGGCGCTCGGTGGCGGACGGCTGGCAAGGATTGCCGGTTCCGCTATCTCGGGTGCGGCCGAAGGAGCGGCGATTGCCGCTGGCGAGCAGATATCCGAAAATACCATGCTCGGGCCAGACCACGAACTCAACGCCGAACAGTTGATTGCGGCCATGGGAACTGGCGCGCTCGCGGGCGGAGCTATCGGCGGAGCGGCTAAAATCCTCGGAGAGGGGCTATCGGCCGCTACCGGCAAGCTGGCATCCGTAACCGACACCGCTGCCATCGAGCTACTACGCCAGCGCAAAGCCTACCAAGCCATGGGCGAGGGGACTTTAGGCGTGCGAGAGGCGGAGAGAGCCAAGAAGCTATGGGGTCCAGCCTACCAGGAGAAGATCGGTAAAATCGTGCTCGACAACGATGTGCTTCAAGGGCTAAAGAACGACGCCGACGATATCCTCGTGCGGATTCGCGCGAAGCTTCCAACTTATGCAAAGCAGATCGGCGAATCGCTAGAGAAAGCGGATGAAATGGCGCCGATGTTCCGGCCGTCTCGCGAAGAATTGGCGGATGAGCTGGAAACGCGAATTCTAAAGCCACTAGAAAACTCCGAGTTCTCGAAGAAAAAGCGCCTTGCCGCCGATATCCGCGAAGAGTTAAAACCGTTTTTAACCACCGACGAAATGGTACCTCGAGGGCCTTGGGGTTTCGCGGATCTGCATGCGAAGCGTCACGAGCTAGACGAGCTGATCGATTACGAGCGCGGTAACCTTGATGTCTCGCTAAAAAAGATGCTAAGCGGCGCTCGGCGAATCATCGAGAAACGGCTTGAAGACTCGGCCGACGCGGCCGCGAACAGCCTAGGCGAGGAATTCGCGACGACCTACCGGACGGCTAAAAACAACTACCATGGGCTAAAAACCGCCGAATCTGTCGCGGCGCGCCGAGAAACTCGCAATGAGACACAGCAAGCGCTCGGCATTATGGGGCCGCTCGCGGGAGCAACGGTAGGAGGAGTTATCTCGGGCGAGCCGATCGGCGCCCTAATCGGATTCGGCGCCAGCGCGGTGCAACAGCAAGCTTCGGTACTAATCAAGAAATACGGCGCAAGCGCTATTGCCGTAGGGCTCGAAGGTATCGGCGAGAAGATCGGCGCGCTAAGCAAGTCAATCGATGGTTCGGTAGCCAGGATGTTTTCCACCGAGTTGACGGCGCCGATTGCCGCGCGGGGCGCCTTCCAATCCTCGCTCGCGGAACGGTTCGAGGAAAAGAAAGAGCAATACGCACACGCGAACGATCAGACCGTAAACAAGACCGTCTTCGACCGACTGGCCGACGCTGGGATACCTCCGAGTCAAGCGCCTAATCTGGCTGCCGCGCTCGTAGCTACTACTTCGAGAGGAGTTTCCTACATCAGGGCTACTCAGCCAGGTATTCGCGGTCCTCGTGAGGATAACCTGTTTGCGTCGATATCTCCGCCACGGGTATCGGCCGCCGACCAAAAGCGATGGCTCGATATCATTTCCGCCGTTGAAGACCCGAAATCGGTAATCGAAGCAATCGGTGACGGTTCGGCGACGATAACGCAGGTGAACGCGGTAAAGACCGTTTACCCAAAGCTCACCGGTCAAATGCAGAATGCAGCATTGCGTGCTGCTACAAATGTCGATAGGCTACCATCAATGAATGCGCAACGGCAGTTTAGCCAATTGCTCGGCAAGCCGGTCACTCCATACCAGAGCGGCATGTTTGTCTTAGCCGCACAAAAGGCTATCGGGATGGGAGAACCTCGAGCGCAGCCAGTCCAAAAGAGGAACAGGGCCAGAATAGCGACGTCTGATTTTGAAGATCGAAACATGTCTAGATCGGAACAATTGATACGATAGGAGAAATAATATGCCTACAATGCAATCACAACCTAACTTGATTTTAAACGAGTCGGCAGTATCGGGAAACGTTACGTCAAAGACGGTTATTCCCGGAGACGGCAGACGGTTATCTTTGGATTTGAGAACCACTGGCACACTGGCCGGTACCTTCAAACTACAGGCGAAAAATGATCCCCGAAAGGAAATCGCATTTCAGGATTATACCTATACATGGGGTAGTCAACCGTCTGGCTCTGCATGGACTATACTAATTCAGATTGACCCGGCAGATTTCCTCCAGTATCAGGTCGTGTTTACCTATGCGAGCGGAACGGGTAATATCACCTGCGCAATAAATCTATTCTAATTCTGGGGTAGAACAAACAAAATAACGAACGAAAGGAAACTACCATGTGTAACAGTGGCAAAGGAAAAGGAAAAGGCAAGGGTAAAGGCAAGGGGAAGTAACCTTGCGTATTTGCGGCAACTGCCTGTTTTACCGTCCTAGCCGGATAGGTGGCAAGGATGGCCTGATAGGTAGTTGCCGCTTTTTTCCGGACCTTATCAGGGTAACCCATCATTATTATTGTTGCAGTCTGCATCATTGGAAGGATGACGATGTTATGAGAACCCCGTGGTACAAGAGTAAGACGTTATGGGTGGCGATAGCCGAGATTATCGTCGGAGCGATTTACGGTGGGATACAGACATACCAAGGATCGGACGATCTCCGGGCCGCTATCATCCTGGTTATCTCAGGAGTGCTTCAAGGAGCGCTAAGATTAATAACCACCACTCCAATAGGTAAGCTTCCGACTAACAGGGGGTAAGCCGCGATGGATTGGACTAAGATGATATCGGAAGGCGGTATATGGGCGGTTATATGCTATATCCTCATAAAAGAGGTTATGCCACTGCTCAAAAGTAAAGGCTCATCCAGCGATTGCGCTCAATCGCATTCCGTTATACTGGAGCGGCTAACCGCAGCAAGCGAAGCGCGAAAAGTAGAGGCGGATTTGCAGAGAGAGACGATCGCCAAACTGTCGGAAATATTCGAGAAGATATACGAACAATTGCACGAAATGATGGCAATTTTGCGTAACAAATAGGAGATATAAAAATGAAACGAATGATGATTATCGTAATGTTGATCGGATACCTTGTCATAGGAAATAGTGGATGCATACCAAACTTACTGAACATAGCAGTCAAGACACTGTCTATAGTTCAGGACGCGGTAATGATCGTGGACCAAATAGCGTCATTCGTTGACGTATATTTTAAGGAGCACCCGAACCCGGACACGGAAAAAACCGTACGGATGGTCATAAATGACTGTCGAGGATATCTGGTAATACTGCAACGGTGTACTGCTGCCGGAAAGAACATGATCGCCAAGGATTACGATCTCGCGTTGGAAAACTTCAACGCGGCGTTTTTACAACTCATATCCTTGCTCCAACCGTATGGCGTACAGATGGACGGTTACGCGGGTACATACTCTGGAGTACCAAGATTGAAGGTAGCCCGTCCGTTGTCGCTAGGACCTCGACCTAACCCAATGGCTATTGAGGCATTTTGATGATCAAAGTACATCGACTAAAGAGCGGATCGCCGAAAGGTTTTGGATATCTAAAGCCTGTAAGCAAGCTTCGCGTCAAGTCGTCCGCGCGAGTCGCCAGGCCAACGGCTGTTCCGCGAGGTAAGGCGGATAATCGAGGATTTATCAAGAGTGTTTTGGATCAGCAATGGCTAGGGTCTTGCTTTTGGTTCGCTATCGTCCAGATGAGACGAGCGCTAAGAATTAAGCTCGGAGATCCTGACCCGATATTAGAGTCGGCCCTAATGGGATACTACAATACCCGAGTCATCCAGCGCGATGTGGAACATGACACCGGCTGTGATCCTTACTCGGGTGTGGCAGCGGCCGAGAAATGGGGCGTATGCCCAGAAAAAAGCTGGCCTTATCTGCCGGAAAAATACGCCGATCTCCCACGGCAGTCTAGTGTGACAGATCATGATCCCTACGCTCTTGCGGCCGATTCCGCCGGAGAATGGGGCGACGTCTGGGTATATTCGAGCGGTGCTACGAAGGTAGACGATGTAAAGCTTCTTTTGGACTCCGGATACATCGTAGCAATTGGCGGTCCAGTAGGCGAAGAATACTGCAACTGGAAAGCAGGAGATCCCCCACTTAAGGCGCCGTCAAATTTTGATCCGAACGACCCGTCATATGCCGGTCATATGAGATGCCTCACCGGATATGATGGTGATATATTAGATGAGCTCGGATCGTGGTCGGATGAATTCGGGGATGGTGGGTATGTGAAAGATGACGCCTCTCTAATCGAGTGGCCATACAGCGATGCTATTTTTGCATTTACGGGAGTGCCAAAACCATGAAATACGTAATAATAGTAGTAATTATTTTCCTCGCGGGCATTTGCTCGGCTCCATCTTGCGGCGAAATTACGCCGGACCCCGTACCTCCTGACCCAACTCCAGTAGTGATCGAGGACTGCGCTCATGCATGCGAGGTGTGGCGGAGATTTGATATGCCGCAAGGCAGGAGCACTCCTCTCGGCGCCCCGTGTGAGGAGTGGTGCGCGATAGCTGATGAGATCCCCGCATACCATCAGCGCGTAGCTTGCGTTGCCAGATCCACCACGCGAGAGCAGGCGGAGAGCTGCCCCTAGGAGCCTATGAGACCACCGTATGCTGTGGCCCCCTGGATGCGTGTCGCCGTAGGAGAGATCGGCGTGCGTGAGGTTCTAGGGGGCTTCAGCAATCCACGGATCATAGAATATCTCCAGACGGTACATGCATACGGAGGGGATGAGACCCCATGGTGTTCCGCGTTCGTCAACTGGGTAATGCAAAAGGCGTCCTACCCTGCGACGTGGAAGGCGTACGCGCGGTCATGGCTGGCCTATGGTGAGCGGCTCGATCAGCCGCGCTATGGGGCAATCGTCATCCTGTGGAGGGACTCACCCGAGTCATGGATGGGTCATGTTGGGTTCTTTGTCGACCGGTCAGGGGATCGGGCGATCAAAATCCTAGGCGGCAACCAAAACAATGCCGTCAACGTTGCCGCGTACCCGAGATATCGCGTGCTTGGCTATCGGTGGCCCTCTGTATAAATTCATCCACGGCAACCTCGATCAACGCGGTCAAGGTCCAGTGTCTGGTTACGGACTCCGCCACCCACTGAGCTTTCTTGGCTTGCGGAATCATAATGTCTAGGCGCGCGGTGCGCGGTGCATCGTTGTTAGTCATTTTTTTCCCTTTTATTCATCGCCTCCCTAGTGGCCCTCTCGCGAGGGCCAAACGGGAGACTAACGAGCTATGCAGGTACATCTAACAGGATCACAGCACGGTCTGTCTCATCAGACCAACGTGGGTCCATATCGTAGCCTTCCGCTTCCTGGTGATCGGAAACGTAGTCCTCGGCAGCAGCTGTGAGACAGTCGTCATAATCCTCATACTGCATCGCGTTGATCTCGATCGTCGTATGTTTTGTCATTTTCGTTCCCTTTCCTTTTTTAGCCGTCATTTCGCGGCGACAATTCAATTCTACACAGGTATGTGAAGATTGCAAATTAAAAAAGGGCCATTGCTTAAAAATAAGTGGGAGGTTGTCCTACATCTTAACTGAAGACAAAAAAAAGGCGGAAACCAAGACGACAAAATCTCGATTTCCGCCATCCAAAAGCTCGCGTTTTAGGCTATATTTGGCCGATCGTTACTTCCAGGCAACGACTACAAAACGGCCATAGGGTCCTTTTCGCTCAGGCCGAAAATCACCTAGCCCGACGCGCGAACCTGCATCATCGACGATCTGACGCATCTCTTTTTCTTTTAGCAGAGATGGATCGTATTCGATGCTAAAACTTAATCGCCAATCGTTTAGCCGCGGTCGGTGTCTTAGCACTCGACCTTTCGTGGTAGGGATTACCACGGGCCTTGTATCGATCTCGTAGTTACGAGTCCCAAATAGGACGTACTCGGGGGTAACAATTACGCAAGCGGCCGTCTGTTTTTGCAGGCTTGATCGCCCTTTCCCTTTTGAAAACGACGCGGCTCCTACTAGGCATCTTTGGATATTGACGGCAGGATAGTAGAGCTCACCCTCGTTATCGCGTCCATCTGGCACTCTATACGCGCCAAACTCCGCCTGTTCTTCTTTCGGCCGCTTGTCCAATGGAGGATTGATCTCCATCATCGGGTAGGCGTTCATAAGTATCGGACTCGTCCCTTTGATCGTTATATCTACTTTGTTCATTGACATTTGTTTTACCTTTCCTATCGTTTGTTTATTGAATAAAACCTTGCCTTGCCTTGCCAAGCCAAGCCTCGCCATACATCGCCTTGCCTGACCGTTCCGTGGAAGTTTTATAACCTTGCCTTGCCAAGCCTCGCCCCACCAGACATCGCCGCGCCATACCCCTGCCATACCATACCGCTCCTTCCAGCGCCCCGACTTGGCATTGGGCCAAGATATTCTCGCACTTGCCAGACGAGCGCTTTGCGTTAAGCTATCGGGGAAAAATCGGTCTCTCCCGACAGTCACGTCTAGTTGTTCACTGGCCGACGTTCGCCAGCTATGGTCACTTGTCTTTGATTACGTTTTTTAATCCGTCTATACCTGTAGCTTTTGGCTTCGCGACTTCTGCGGCGAGCGCCTTGTCCTCGATCGGCTCGAACCAGTACTTGACGTCGCTCATTCCTTCTTTGATCGAGTTGTAGATTTTGTGGAGCTGCAGGACTTGCGCTGGTTGGATCGCGTCCACCTTTCGCTGGATACGCTTTTCGATCTGTTCTACCGTCACGTCTATCTCGGCAAATCGAGAGACCAGGGACTTGATCTTTTCGGGAGTCAAATCGATTTTGGTCCGTAGGGTGAGCTCGCACTGATCTCGTGCCTCATCTATGATGTCACCGGGGATAAGCGACAGGATGCAAGCGCGCACTCGCCTTGACGCCTGATTTGCCTGCATCTCGTAGATGTCGCGAGGATCGGTGACCAGGTAATCGCGCGTTTTCGTGTGTCGTTTATGGCTGACGTTGAAACCTACAGAACGGCGTACGTTGCTCTCAAGGTCAATCGCGTACGCCTCAATGATCGACGACTCGTAGCCTTGCTCGATTGTGCGCCACCCGTAATCGATATTTCCCCATTGGCGAGCTGATTCCTCGGCTAGACGGATAGACGCGCCGCTGATCTCGCTTCCACCGCGAGAGTAGATGTATACCGCGCGCTCTGCTAGTGACGGTCTCGCACAGGCGTTTAGTATGCGATCCCTGGCTTTAATTTCGTCTCGCGGGTACCGTTTCGCCATAATTACTGACGCCTGTACCTCAGATATTGCTCTCGCCTCTACCGTGCGAGCGACAGCGGTTTGTTCTACTGGTGCGAGTTCGGATGACATCTTTGGCGGAGTAATAATATCGTTCGCTGTGTCTGTTACTCTTGTTATGCTATCCATTGTCTGTGATCTCCTTTATTAAATGCCCCAGTGATGTGTATCTAATGGCCGTCAAAAATGTCCTGAGCGTATCTTCGTCTAAATATATTTCGTCCTGGGTTGTTACGCCGTCCGTACTATACAGTACTAGTTGTCCATGTCCATCGTTTAGATAGACTCCGTCTCCTATATATTGAGTCGAGTTCATTTATTTCCTCCAATATGGCTTAAAGACTCGTGCCCCAGGTTTGCTTTCCGTGTGTTTTTTTATGAGTTCGTCGCTCGCGTGCAGTTCCATGCAAATTGCTTGCCAATTGGTCTTTGAAGATGGCTTATTGTTTTTGTAATCGATTCGGCCGAAGTCACCGATCAATCCTGCGTGATCGTCAATATGAAGCATCAACTCGCCTTTTAGCCTATCTTCGTGCTTCTCTGCTGTCTCGCGGGCGTCGCGGGCTTTACGGTACTCGCCTACCAGGGTCAGCAACTCGCCCTCTGCCCTGATATGGCCATCGTACTTCGCGAACGGTGTCAGCCTACGCACTGTATCCATATCGTCGGGCGAGCCGCTCGGCTCGGGGGCTTTCTTCGTAAGGACATAATCGCGCCAAAATTTGTGCACAAGATCCTGGAGTGACCCGAACGCTTCCGCGTCGAAGGGAACCTCGTAGATCCCGAGTCGTGTTCCGAGGTCGGCGCACACCTGAGTCTCTCTTACGCCTAGTACGGCGGCCTCAAATAGCGTTTGGCCGACGTACATAATTGGGATCTGGTCAGTGTGGCTTTCCCCCCATTCGTTATAGGTTTGGGGAGTAGGCACTTTGATTTCGAGAGCCGCAAACGGCGGTTCTGTATCGCGCCTATACACGACTCCGTCTGGCGTGCAGATTATCAGTGGGTCGTCCGGATGTACCATGGTGCCGACCTCGTCTACCATGTATCCTGTTTCCTCGCGGTACAGGTGTCGCATTCCAGCTTCAAGCGCAGTACCTCTCCTCATTGGATAAGTGGTCTCATGCGAGTCGATCAGTCCTACCTTTTTCGCCCATAGAGATAGCTTGTCTCCGCATACGAGGTCCCATATCTCCGAGCCGGTAATGCCGGTCTTTCGAAGCGCATGGTCTTTCACTGTTAGCATTTTACTCGTCCTTTCTGTATCCATGGGACAATGCCCATAGATGCAGGGATTTCTCTTCGCATACGACGGACGGTGATTGCTCGCGAGCCCAGTCTGACATGGCGTCTACCGTAAAGACCTCGTCCGGCTGAAACATGCGAGCGATCGCCAGAACGAACAGAGTCGGATTTGATACCTCTAATTTTACGTAGGTTCGTACGGCGCGGTTTATCTCGTCTCGATCGGTGTCAGTGATTTTCATGTAAATTCCTTTCCTTGCCTTGCCTTGCTTATATCGAACATCCCATTCGGCTAATAGGGGCAACATTACCCCAACTAGTGGCCATCCAGGATAGCCCCTAGTCGCGACAATGATACTACCGTACCAGCTCATGCTTGAGCATGGCCTTAAGCCACACTCGCGTTTCAGGCCAGCGCTCGCACTCTTTTGACGCGAGGATGATCGGGAGCGGACTGTTGTTTAGGAGCCTGAGGGCGATGATCTGATGGTCCTTGATTGACTCCATGGGGCAATCAGCGAGGATATTTTCGGCAGCTTCAACTCGGTTCATTTATAATCTCCTTGGCTTGCCTTGTAGGCTTAGATGTTCCATTAGGATCATCGGTTATGCACGTCTCGTGCCAAGTTTTCCTAACTTGTGTCGAATGCTCGCCTGGCAGCAATCAGGGCATCCCCACCCGTGCGGAGTCAGGAGCCATCCTGCCGATTTCAACGCGTCAATCATCGCCTCTTTTGTATAGTGGAATCCTACCATCAATCCGCACCGCGACGACAGCCGTAAGACGCATCTTTCGTGATATCGCGGGCTACGCGATGGTTTATATTCTGACATCGGTGTCAATTTGCTATGCAAAGTTTTCATTTTTAATCTTTTTCTGGGAAAAGTGCTATGACATTTATGTCATATTTATCTGGGTTATCCTTGCGCCACTCGCTTTTGGCGATGTCGAAGGAATCGATTATACCATATCCGTCGCCGTCGTACCCCATATTAAATTCGTCTGTAATCGCGGCTCGACAAAAACCGGACTCCGACCCGAATAGACGAATATGACCCATCTGCGGATCATACCATTCATCGATTAGACTTTCATCAGTTCTTTGGCGAACAAGCTTTTTCATAAAGGTTCTCCTACACCGGCGATAGCAAAGTCCGTACCAATGGCATAATATTTGCTATCGTTGGCAACGACCGATACAACTTTAACTGGAGGAATTAAATATGGAATTTGTAGACAAAGAATTGTCCGCTTTAGATAGAGACACGTTCGTTCGGAAAGTAGACCGTGAATTCTTGACGTTTGTAGGGCGCGTGGTAGTTGTGCACGAATTGATTAAGGATGGCCCTGATGAAAATAACATACCTATATTCAGCTCGCTATACACCGATTTCGTAAGGGCGTTAATCACAATAAATAAGATTGCCGCTGGCCTTTCCGGCTCTTACGACGAAATAGCACAAACAGGACAAACATGCCAAACGACACCTGGCGAACGCCAAGCTGGTTGATAGATAATATCCAACAGTGGCGCGTAATATCGATAGATCCTTGCGCGTCGCCGAATCCTCGTGATTGGTTTGCACAAAAAAACTACACAGAAGATCAGGACGGATTAACCAAATCATGGCACGTCCGAGTAGGAAGCAAAAAACGGATCGTGTACTGGAATCCTCCATACTCAAGCGGTAATCTGATCAAGTGGGTTCGAAAAGCTCGCTTCGAATACGAGAAAAACAAGACGGAATCTATAGGGTTAGTACCCATTGATATGTCCACCGAATGGTGGGAGGTGGCCAATACAGACATAGGCGAGCATTCCGTGCCGTTTTGCGCGATCAGAAAGAGACTGAAATTCGAAGGAGCGAAAGATACCGCGCGATTCAGTTCGGCACTGATTTACTATGGAGATTATCGCCTATCATTCTGCAGTTGGTTTGGAGCGATCGGAAGAGTATATGCGAGAAAGGAATATAGATAAAATGAAAGAAAGAACAGCAAATGACCTTTATTACATGGGCCTATTCGGCATATTATACAGCTCTATCCTGACATCTATGCATGAGATGCGAGTGGCGGAGACAGAGGAAAAAAGAAAAGAAATCGTTGATGACACATTTGAAGAGTTTATGAGTATAGTGCGAATGTGCGCCGAAAGAATGAACGAGAAAGGTGAACAAAAATAAATGGATAAAGAAAACAAAAAATATGAAGACAGATACCTAACAGTCAATCTAACAGATGAAGAAATTGCATGCAGAGCGCAAGAGCTAGCTTCGGTATGTATCGAGATTGACAAAGTGGCCGCCCAAAAAAAGGATATGGCCAATCAGCTCAAACTGGAGGACGACCGCCTACAGGCCAGAAAGAAGACCCTATCATCGGCCGTCCATACGCATAGGGAGGGGCGAGATGTACGGTGTTTTTGGGACTTCGACTGGACCATCCAAATGAAATACCTCTTCCGCGAGGACACCGGCGAATGCGTCGAGCGCTACCCGCTAAGCGAGTTCGAGCTGCAGCAACACTTACCATTCACGCAAGGAAACCAACCTGATAAGCAGGAAATAAGCCGTGATAAGCCGGAAAAACGCGGCACTAAGGCAAGCGAACCGAGAAATGAGGAGGAATCGTTAGAAAATAAGTTGCAGGATGTAGTGCGATTCCGAGAAGGTGATCGCGATTAGGAAAGGAGAGGGGGATTTTGGTCCCCCTTTTTTTATATGAGCTATCTATATTCGAGAGATTTTTCGCTTTTATTGGCTGACATTGTGCTTGCTACTCACATGAGTGATAATCAGAAAGCATGGTACCTCGGATGGCTCGCTGACCAGTTGGCAGATCGGGGAGACACCGAAACCGGCAAGGCAATACGGGCTAAGATACCGACGTCTGAGTGATTTTTATTGACAACGGGAAAACACGGAATCAAGGTAACAGAACATGAAAACGAACCATCACCGTTTCAATAGTTATTTCGAACGCAGAAATCTGGGCACTCACGTTGGGAGTGATGGCCCTGCGGTAGTCGAGTGCCTAGGTTTCTGCGGTCTGAAAGGTAAAAAGTAATGCCATATTGCGAGTTACACGATACCCTAAATGACCACGTAAAACTCAAGCGGCTGATGAGGCTTTTGGGCATCAAAAAATCGGTGGCCATGGGTCATTTAATTTGCTTGTGGACATACGCCCTAAGGCACGCAGAAGACGGTGACCTGTCATCTATGACGGATGAAGAAATAGACAGTGAGGCGGATTGGTCTATGGAAGAGATCCCCTGTCGCCAAATGTCGCCAATGTCGGCCGACAACGAGCGACAGGTTGCGACAGGGTCAATTGGCTTTACGGAAGCGGCATGCAGATCAGGATTCCTCGACAGGCGAGCAGACGGGTCGTGCGTAATTCACGATTGGTCTGAATATTGTTCTAAGTGGAAAAAACGCCTACAAAAACGCGATGAAAGGGCCCGGAAAAAAGGCAAAACAGATACTTTGTCGCCACTTGTCGCCCGACAAAACGACGACGATTGTCGCCACTTGTCGCAAAATGTCGCCACGATGTCGCCACTTGTCGCCAATGTCGCCGGGAGAGGAGAGGAGAGGAAAGGAGAGGAAATTAAGATCACAGCGCCACTCCGGATTGCAGAGCAGACAGCACCGCGCGGTTCCTCCGACGTCGCCCGGAGTGGCGCTGTGAATTTTATTTCACAAACCCCGGAACCGGAGCAGACCTCAACCGCAATCCCCGAGAAAATCCTCGAGGCGCAACGACGGTTGGAATCGGCAAGAGCGTCTAAATCATCGGAATCAGACCGGAAAAAGGTGAACGGAAACCTCGGACCAGCGGTATCCAAGCTGATGGTTTCTTCCGTGCGAGCGATGAAAGCTCAGCAAGACAACCTGCCGGAGACGACACCAGACCCACCAAAGCCGTCAAAACCGCTCGACGCTGCTCCCAGTTGCCCTATCCCCCCTACCCCAGCTACCACCCTAGCTACCCCACTCAAAAAAGAAATCCTGGAGGCGCCAGTTGGGCGTGAGCTCGACACATCGCTGCTGGCCAAAGCAATCCACGAACACCGCAAAGCCGCCGGACTGACCGCGTATAGTCCCAAAAATTCGGACTATGACCTCCGACAAGACGGCGTCCTACAAATAGTACAGCTAGCCGAGGACGATAAAGTGTCACCATTTGAGGTCGTGAATATTTCGCTACACAACTTTTACGCTTGCAAAGAAACCTGGCTAGTAGAACACGATTACCCAATCGGCTCCTATGTCAAGAATTTAGGACGTTACTACAAGCCACCTAAACCGGTTCCTAAGCCGAAACCAGGGCCGATGGCACTCCGCGAGGAAGGTACAGGTGATCAGGCGGCGATATACAAACGCAATACAATGGAGTTCGAACGACGCCAACGCGAGCTGGACGCGCAGCTCTCCATGGAGGGCGGAGTAGAGGCTACGGATATAGCGGAGTTCCTAAGAGAGATAAAGTGAGGATACTATGATAACGATAAAGAATATCGGAGAGCAGAAGATAGCTGTAATCAAGTGTGACGAGTGTGGAAGAGAATTAAACGAGTTACCTATGAGAGACGGTCGAGTGGTAATGGACAGACGCGACTGGCATAGTCTTTGCAGTAGATGCGAGATAGAAAGGATGAAGAAAAATGCCAGAAAAAATGAGAAATAAAATCATAGTAGGATTATTTTTATTCGTGATATACGTTGGCGTCACATGGTCTTGGATAATCCTATCCACGTGGTTCCTAGGGGTTGAACTATAAAGCTATTTCGCCCGTGGCGGGAAAAACCGATGGACGTTTTGAAAGGACAAAATGAGTCAGCACAACATAGTAGGTAAGCACTGTAACCAGCGAACAAAATCCGCCACGGGTCCCAAGATACCTCGTGAGATAGTACCGAAGGAGTCGGATGATCAAAAGGCACTGGCCAGATATTTGGACGCGCGTTTCGGGTATTACGGATGGTGCTCGTATCCAGCCGAGAGGATAGTAACAGGTAAGAGCGGGGTGTTTCACCTGCAAAAACTCAAAGCCATGGGGCTAAGGGATGAATTCCCGGACATATTGATATTCGAGGTTCCAAAAGTTCTAAGGTTTCCAGTAAACGGTGTGGCTATCGAATTAAAGAGGGCCCATTATGGGAGACTAAGGTCTGGGCAAAGTAAATGGGGCGAGGAATTGGTTAAACGAGGATGGTTATGGTTCGCGGCCTATGGCCTAGACGATGCAATAAGGAGAATAGAAGAGGTATATGGAAAGAGAGAAAGAGGACCGGTTTACGAAAAGTCTGTTCAGCGAGAAGGAAATGGAGCCGAAACGGACGATAGACATTGTTACCAGGATGATTGACGACTCACGAAGGGTCGGAGATAACCCATTGCGCAGGTTGTCGGAGATAAGAATACCAAGATGGGTCATGGATGACGCGTTGACCATAACAGAGACATACCATAGGTTGATAACGATAAAGGGAGTGAGGCTTATAGACCAGGAATCGTTCAATAAGATATCCGAATATTTAAAAGATAGGAAATATATTACAGAATAGGAGGACAGATATGAAATCGACAGAAGAAAAAACGGTAGAGCTATTAGAGGAATCGCGCAACTTGCTAGCGGCCTTGGCGCCAGTGATGTACCATCATGCGGAACATAAGCAGTTCAGCCGTATTCAAAAAATGATAAACAAGATAGACGATGTATATACGTTTGGTTATGGGAATACGGATGTGATATGCAAAGAGGAAGTCTATTAGAGGTTGACGATTGCGGTTCATGCGTTCTATTTAATGACTAGCAATGTAAACTAGATGAAGAAACAGAAAGGGACAGAAAAAAATGATATCGGCGGATAATGTGAAAAAGGGAGACTGGATAAAGCACTATAGAGAGGGCGAGCTAGTCATATCAGAGGTATTAGAAACTGACAACGATATCGCGAATGGAGGGCTAACGATATTCACAACCAACGGTGCTCTCGCTGGCAGATGGCTCAAGGTGTTTGAAAGGAGACCTAAACATGAAGAAGACAACCCTGGTAACACCTGAGAAGATAGAGACGGCTATCAACACGTTCGATATGGTCGAATGCGTACCTCAAAGTCTACGCCTGACAAGATCGTCATGCATAAAAAATTGGCAGATGGCGAAAGCGTCTAAGGCCGGGAATGTCGAGGATTATCGCGGCATGTACCGCGCTCGTACTATGTCTATGCTGCAGAACTCACTATGTGTTGACTGCCACGTTGGCGAAGCGCGTCACAAAGGCGAGCCTGATCCTTCGTGGTATTGCATATGCGGTGCTATAAAGATCCGTGGCGAGTGCGTGAGGGATGGCTATCAAAGGCTATCCGAGAAGGGAAAAAAGCTCAAAGAGAAAGAAAGCAAAGCCCCACCCCATGGACGTCAAAAAAAGCTGATTGTATGTGAGAGATGCGGGCGGAGATTTATGACGCGATCCGCGTCGCTTTGCCCCTCATGCGTAAAGCACAAGATTAGAGAGAAAAGGATAGCCGAAGTATTAGAGAATCCCGAAGAAAAGAGGTGCACGAACTGCGGAAAGATGTTTTTGATGACGAATTACAAAAAGAGATACTGTTCGCCTAAATGCCGTAACGCTGTGTACGAGTACAACAGAAGGGAACGCGAGAAAAATGGAGCGCCAAATCTGCGAGAGAATAGACCTAGTATACCCAGTGGTAATCGACGGACAGATGGTGACATGTCTGATGGTCAAGGATCCTGACAAAGGGTTGAAGGTCGAGATAACAAACGAGGGTATCTTTTTCCTATCGAGCAAATACAACTACGAGTTTATACCATACAGCAACATAAAAAAGATAAGCGGACGAATAGTGGACGAAAAGGAGTCAACGAAATATGGCACTTCATAGATGGAAGCCTGGAGAGTCAGGTAACCCCTTGGGTAGACCTAGGGGCGCAAAGAATACGGTGGAGTCGTACCTACGGCGCTACCTCGCGAAAGGCTATGAGCCGGATGCTGCGCTGGAAATAGCGGCAGAAAAGGCCGGAGTCGATTACAAGCTCATCAACAGAGGGGCAACGATCGCGGACGTGCTCGCGCAGATCCAAATCCAAAAGGCTCTACGTGGTGATCAGGAAGCGTACCGGGAGGTAGTAGACCGGACAGAAGGGCGTCCTGTGTCCTCCGTGGATCTCTCAGGATCAATAGGAGTCGACGTCGATTTCATGCAACCAGACGAGGTTCAGCGAATTAAGGCTGAACTAAAAGCAGAGGGGTTCGTTCTGCCATCATGGATGGATGATCAGCCGACGCCGACACCGGAGTTATCAGAAGATACTGATCCGATAATCGGAGTAGAGCCAGATCCTATAGTGGATATCGAACCAAACGAGATAAAAAAGAAGCAGACCTATCGAGTCGAGTATATGAAGTCCGGTTACCTATGCGTGATGTATGTAAGCGCTGATAATGCACTAGAGGCAATGCAAATAGTTCGCGAGCTCTATTCGATAGGAGAGGTAACCGAACTAAAAGCGGAGATACACGAATGACATTCGAGCAGATGGCAAAAGTTGGATACGAGGTAGCGCGTACCGCGTCTATAGTGCTCGGTGACAAGCCGCCTAAACTGTCATGGTACGAGATACCAGAGCAGCTCAAAAATCAGTACGTGTCATGGGTCCGCCTGATCTACGGAAACCCCAAAGCGACGGCGGGTTACCAACATACGCTTTATATAGAGCAACTAAAAGCGCGCGGTTGGATTTATGGCAAAGAGAACGACGACAAAAAAAAGACAACGCCCTTGCTCGTTGAGTATGCAGAGCTCCCTGTTCGAGTACGCATAAAGGACGAGCTGTTCTTTACTGCTGTGAAAGAGCTGCTGACCATAGGATGAACAAAGAAGACTATATACGTACGCTATCTCGGGTGAGACACCAGCCCCATTGGCTGCGCTTCAATAAGCAGTTGGAAGTTAAGGCCGATTCTCACCCGATGATAGCGCTATTCTGCTCGCGTCGAGCCGGAAAGACAGAAGAGTATGTCTTCGAAGCTGCCGAAACGATGATGGCCCACAAGAATGCGAACGTGATATTCGTCGGCCTGTCGATAAAGAGCGCTCGGAATATCTTCTATAAAAAATTCAACAGGTTGAACACCGCGCACGGATGGCCCTTCAAATTCGCGGGCGACACCCTAACGATCTCCTGTCCGTCGACTGGCTCGCAGTGCCTTATCTTCGGTTCGGATAATCGCGCGGATCTAGAGAAATCACTTGGTCTAGAGCGCGTGGTACTCCTACTCGTAGATGAGGCAGGAGCCTGGCGCCAGGACTACCTACAATACCTGATTGAGGAGGTAGCTGGCCCTGCAATGGAGGACATCCCGGACAGCCGTACGCTGGTTGCAGGGACTCCGGGGCGAGTCCTGTCTGGGTACTGGTACGATATCACCACCGGTAAAATACCGGCATACTCAGTCCATTCATGGACGCTTGACAACAACCCGTTTATGCCGCGCGGGATCAAGGAAAAAGTGCTGAAAAAATATGGGTGGACAGAAGACACTCCGGCGTTCGTCATGCAGTACCTAGGCCGATGGTGTCTTGATCCATCTACCTTGGTTTTTTCGGCATTCTCGGATAGATGCATTGCCTCGAGGGCAGACAAGCCGTTGCCATACGGCCACAAGCGGACCAGGATCCTAAGCCTTGACTTCGGAGTAGTCCACAAGACCGCGTATGGGGTAATCGAAACAAGGACCGACGTCAGGGGAATCCATGTGCCGTTTAGCATGTTCTCGTTGAACCGCGAGGACTCGGCGCCGTCCACCGTGGCAGACGTCGCAAAGAAGATTAAGGACGAATGGAAATGCGACCTGATCGTCGGGGATCTCGGAGGCATGGGAAAAGCGTACGCCGAAGAGATGGTCAAGCGGCATAAGATAAACATCATACCGGCTGACAAGCGCGATAAGCTGGCCCTGATCGAGATGGTAAATGATGGATTCAAGCAGGGCATCTTGACGATCGATCCGGATAACAACGCGGAGTTGATCCGCCAGCTTCGATCACTGCAATGGGATGAATTGCACACGGACATTGCCGAAGGTCAAGCTGACGACCTTGCGGATATGCTTTGCTATGGCTATAAATGGATCCGTCCGAAGTACATCGAGCCACCATTGCCAGATGATCCATATCGCGAGCCGGTTGAAAAGAAAACACGCAAGGCATACCACCATGTGGAGTTGAGATAGAAAGGATAGACATATGGACAGCAAAACCATTCTAACTATCGTAGAAAAACATAAGTATGGAGAGATTAGAAAGTTGCTAAGGAATTCCTTCCAGACACTTTCCGAGGTAGAAGCTAAACTATATAACCTTGGTCAGTTCAACACTTATAACAAACTGAAAAAGCTAATAAGACAGATGGAAAAATTGAGTAATGAGTTACATTAAGAAGTGGAAGTGAGATACACAAAAAAGAATTGGAAAAATACAGAGGTTGACAATGGATATATATAAAATAGCCAGGATATGTTATGAGGTAAATAGAGCCTATTGCCAATCGATAGGAGACTATTCGGATTTGCCATGGGAAGAATCGTCTGAAAACCGGAAGAACTCCTATTTCGAAGGAATTAGATTTAACATTAGGTATCCAAATGCAGGTCCAGCAGGATTACATAATTCATGGATATCTAATAAGTTACATGAGGGATGGAAATACGGGCCGGTAAAAGATCCGGAAAAGAAAGAACATCCATGCTTACTTCCTTATGATCAGCTACCCGCAGAACAGAAGTCGAAAGATTTTATATTTTGCGCTTTAGTTAGGCTGCTTAAACACGAAGAAGACATATAAAATGACGACATCGACAGAACCATTCAAGATAAGAGAAATAACTTTATTCGAGACAGATCCGGCAATGTCATTCG